GCTTTTGATAAAAAGTATTTATATCCTGAAGGAACTATGAAGATGGCAAATGATTATGTCAACTTTTTTAATGAACATACAGGATGGGCTAAAGCTAGAGATTTTACTTCTAAAATTGACCACAAAAAAGCATCTTATGAAGAAAAAGATGAGAATGATATAAGTATTGAGAAAGGTTATAAAAGTACTATCATGGCATTATCATTTGGAGATAATCCAGAAGCTGCCATTGGTAAAGATGGTACTTTAGTTGAATTTGAAGAAGCAGGTAAATTTCCTAATCTGAAGGAAAGTTATATGAAAACTAAACCTGCTATGGAAGATGGTGTCTATACTACAGGTCAAATGTTGATATTTGGCTGTGTGTGTAAAGGTACTAAAGTATGGACTAATGATGGTAGAAATATAAATATTGAAGAATTAAAACAAAAAGATGGTATAGTAGGTTATAATGGATTATCAGAAAGTAAAGAAGATATTGTATGGATGAAACCACCTGAACAAAAACCTTGTTATAGAATTGAAACTTCTTCTGGTAATTTTATTGAATGTAGTAATGACCATCCTTTAATGTGGAGTAAAAATCATTGGGATAGTAAAACATATAAAGGTGAAAAATTAGGAAAAAAAATTACTTTTGAATTAGCAGAAAATATAAAAGTTGGAGATCAATTAATACAATTAGATACTATAAATATATTTGGTAATAAACAAGTTGATAATGCTAGGTTGTTAGGTTTGTTAATTGGAGATGGTAATTATTCTATTAATAATACACCATCTTTATCTTGTGCTGAACATGAAATATTTAATTTTATGATTGATAATTATGATATTTCAGTTAGTAAGCAAATAGAATTATCAAATGGTGAAATTTTTAGACAAATTCAAATTAAAAAATTTACTAAAATTTTGTCTAAAAATGGAATGCGAGGTCAAGTAAAACAACAAAAAAGATTACCTAATGATATTCATATTTATAATAAGAAATCTTTAGCTAATTTAATTGCTGGATATTATGATGCTGACGGCAATGTAAAAATTGATAAAAGAAATGGACATGTAACTATAGTATTGACAAGTATTGTATTTGAATTAATAGAACAAATAAAATATCAACTTCATAAATTTGGAATACATGGATATATAATTAAAGAATTAACAAAAGGTGGTTATACAGATTCACATATAAATTATAGATTATATATAAGTAAACAATCTGATGTTAAAAAATTTGCTAATAATATTCATTTATTAATTGATAAAAAAAGAAATAGACTTGACAAAGTATTAACAAATAAAGAACAACGAGGAATAATAAATAATGGAATATTTAAGTTAAATAATAATAATAAAGGACAATATTTCATAGGTAAAAATAATCTTAAAAATTTAAGATATGAAACAGTAACTAATGTTAAGTATTTAGGTATGCAAGATATATATAACTTAACATGTACAGACACTCATACTTATATTTCTAATGGGTTTATTACTAAACAAACAGGTGGTGATATGGAATCAGGCACTACTGATTTTGCTGAAATGTTTTATAATCCTATTCCTTTTAAATTATTACCATTTAAAAATATTTGGGATGAAAATGTTAGTGATATTGCTAAATGTGGGTTCTTTGTTCCTGATTGGTGGAATAAGCCAGGTTTTATTGATGGAAATGGTAATGCTGATAAAGAAGGAGCATTAGCATATGAAAATAATGAAAGAGATATAATAAGAAGAGAAAGTTCAGGAACATCTGCATTAAATGAATATCTTCAACAATATCCTTTTTCTCCAGAAGAGGCATTCTTAGTCACATCTCATAATGAATTTCCAGTTGTAGAACTAAGAAATAGATTAAATAAAGTAATTGCAGAACAACTATATTTAAAGAAAACTCAACCTGTAGAATTATTTAGAGATTCAGATACAGGTAAAGCAAGAATGAAACCTGATATGAAAAACAGGTTAAATCCAATAGTACATTTTCCAACTAAAGAAGCTGATAAAACAGGATGTGTTGTAATATTAGAACCACCAATTTCTAATGTTCCTAGAGGATTATATAAAGCAGGATATGACCCATATAGACAAGATCAAAGTATGGGTGAATCTTTAGGTGCATTTTATGTTTATAAATCTGCAAATGATTTTTCATATACAAGAGACCAAATTGTAGCATGGTATATAGGAAGACCTGCAACTTCAGATGTATATAATAGGAATGTAGAATTATTAGCAGAACTTTATAATTTAGAATTAATGCATGAAAATGAAGTAACTGAGGTTAAAAGTTATTTTAGAAAAAGAAAAAAGTTACATTTATTGGCTGCTCAACCTGATGCTGTTATTAGTAAAAATATTAAACATAGTACAGTATCAAGAGTATATGGTATTCATATGAATGAAAAGTTAAAAGATGCTGGTGAAAAATATATTAAGAAATGGTTATTAGTAGAAAGAGATTTTGATGATAATGGTAATAAGATATTAAATTTAGAAACAATTACTGATATTGGATTATTACAAGAATTAATAAGTTATACTAGAAAAGGTAACTTTGACAGAGTAATGGCATTTATGATGGTAATGTTTCAGATTGAAGAAGAAGATGAAAATAAAGTATATGGGCAGGACAGAGTTACTGTTGTTGCTCAACAAATCAGTGAATTAAATCTATTTGAAAGGGTATAACTATGGAAACAGATACAATTAAAACTAAAATGCGTGTATCACGCTATGAAAAAAACAAGAATGATAAAAATTGGTATAAAGAAATGCTAGATTATCTTGATTATCAAACTCCAATGACTGATTTAGGATTAGGATTAGGGTTTGGTGGTGATGATTCTTTTAATGGTGAACGATATAGGAATAAACAAATAAATTATAATTTATTCAATGGAATTATTGATAAAAAGGATTTTGAATATATATATAAACCACTAGGAGATGAAGTAGGAGAATTACCAGCAGACTTTTCTAACAAAGATATAGTAAGTGGTAAGATTAAAGTACTCCTTGGAATGGAAATGGAAAGACCTTTTTCATGGAGAGTACTTGCTGTGAATGAAGAAGCTACAACTAGAAAAGAAGAAGCTCATTTTGGTAAAGTTAGAGAGTATGTTACTCAACAAATAATGAAACCTATTCAGCAACAAATAGAACAACAATTAGCTGAACAAACTAAAGGTCAACAATTAAGTGCTGAAGAACAAGAACAACTTAAAGCTAAAATGAATCAAGAGATGCAATCTCAGACTCCAGAGGAAATTGCCAATTACATGAAGAGAAAACATCAAGATCCTGCTGAAATAATGGCACATCAAATTCTTGAATATGTAATTAAAAATCAACAAGTAAAACAAAAATTTAATAAAGGTTGGAAAAATGCTAGTATTACTGCAGAAGAAGTGTATTGGCATGGAATTATAAATGATGAACCAGTATTGGATGTAATTAATCCTTTGAATTTTCAATATGATAAAAGTAGTGATCAAGACTTTATTGAAGATGGGGAATGGGCAGGTGTAGAATTATGGATGACACCATCTCAAGTAGTACAATATTTTGGTAGTGAATTAACAAATACAGAAATTGACTCCTTATATGATGGATATAATATGAGTAGTAATGATGTTGATTTTTCATTTGATGATACAAGACAAGAACAAGGTAAAGTTAGAGTAGTCCACAGAGCATGGAAAGCATTAAGAAAATTAGGATTTCTATCTTTTATTGATTCTAATACAGGTCAAATAGAAGAAAGGTTAGTTGATGAAAAATATAAGTTAAATACTCAACAAGGTGATATTAATATTGAATGGGAATGGATTCCTGAAGTTTATGAGGGATATAAAATCAATAGTGATATTTATGCTAGAATGAGACCAGTTCCTGCTCAAACAAAGAACATTGATAATCTATATGAATGTAAATTACCTTATCGTGGTGGTATTTATGATAATATTAATAGTACTCCCACATCTTTGATTGATAGAATGAAGATGTACCAATGGTATTATAATGTTATTATGTATAGGGTTGAAATGTTAATGGCATCTGATAAAGGTAAATGGGTATTACTTAATATGAATATGATACCTAATAGTCAGAACATTGATATGAAGAAATGGTTATATTATGCTGATTCATTGAAGATTGGATTTATGAATCCTAATGAAGAAGGTAATCAAGGTGCTGATATAAGTACTGCTGCCAAAGAGATTGATATGAGTTTGATTTCTGATATACAAAAGTATATTGAACTTGCTACTTATATTGAAGAAAGATGTGGTGCTACTATTGGTATTACTAAAGAGATGGAGGGTAGAGTTGGACAGTATCAAAGTGCTAAAAGTGCTGAACAAGGTATTGCTCAAGGAAGTTATATTGTAGAACCTTATTTTGATTTTCATAATACTATTAAACAAAATGTCTTGACTGGATTATTAGAAACAGCAATTATTGCTTATTCTACTAATGGTAAGAAAAAATTAAATTATATTCTTGATGATTTTTCTAAAGGAATAATTGACATAGATAAAGAATTATTAGGTTTATCTCATTATGGATTATTTGTAGGAAATAGTTTAGATACTGTAAGAATTAAAGAAGCTATTAATAACTTAGGACTAACTGCAATGCAAAATCAAAGTATTGATATGTCTGATATTATTAAAGTTCTTAAAACTGATAGTATTACTGAAGCAGAAGAAAAGCTTGAGGTTGCTGAAGATAAGAAACGTAAACAGAATCAAGAAGCAGATAATGCTAGAATGGAACATGAAAATAAGATAGCAGCAGATGCTAAAGATTTCAAAAGAGAAGAATGGAAACATGAAGAAGAAATGATTATTGTTAAAGAAACAGAACGTAGAGAAACTGAACTTCAAAAAGCAGCAGTAGTAGCTATGGGATTTGCTGAAGATAAAGATGTAAATGATAATCAAATTCCTGATGTATTAGAATTGGCAAGAGAAGGACTTGATGCTAATATTAAAGTTAGAAAACAAGACTTAGATGAGAAGAAATTTGAACATGAGAAGGAAAATGACAAGGAAAAACTTAAAATAGAAGAGAAAAAAGTTAATAAAAAGACCACTTAACATATTAAGTGCTATTAGTGATTACTTGAAAAAGTTAAGAGCAAAACTTAATATATATTAATATTTAAACTTAAATTTGTACACACAATGACTGTAGAGAAGACAACATTAGACGAATCAATTGCAGAATTCACATGGGATGATGATGATACTAATTTAGTAGATACATTAGACAATGAAGATGCTACTATATTAACCAATGATGAAAAAAAAGATATTATCATAGGTGAAGAAAAAGAAGAAAAAGTAGTAGAAAAAGAAGAATCTACAATTGAAGATGAAGAAAAGACCAAAACTGAAAAAGAAGAAAAAGTTGATGAAACTATTGATTTCTCAGATGAAGCACAAGAAGTA